GAGTAACCATGGCCGACTCATTTTCCCACACCAAGCAGACCAAAAGCCGCAGGCGAGGTCGTCTCCGGCCCTTTAATTTCAGGAAAAGCGCAGGGGCGCGTTCCGCATGGAACCATACAAAGAAACGGAAACGCGGACAGGGCAAGTAACCTGTTCCATTTGTGACGGCTCCTTCAACTTACAGAAAGAAGGCGGCGTTGCCGGTTATTTTGGTATTTGCCCAGTTGCCTTCTGCGTCTGGTGCTACTCGTCCATTGTTGACATGGTGCAACAGGGATGCGTGCAATGCCACGACAAAGACGATCAAATCGTGACAATTCAATAAAACCCGTTGACGGCGTATATTTTTTTGCCTATCTTTACGGGATTATTCCTAGTGGAGGGCTTAGGCG